CAAGAAGAGGAACTAACTTTGTAACTAATAAAGTCTGTAAAGAGGCCGTTAAAATTAAATTTGGATTATCGAATGAACTTAAACTAGGTAACTTAGATGCTACTCGAGATTGGGGACACGCTAAAGATTATGTTAAAGTAATGTGGGAGATTCTTCAATTGGATAAACCTGATGATTTTGTATGTGCAACAGGGATATCACATTCAGTACAAGACCTATGTGAGTATGTTTTTGGAAAATTAGATTTAGATTGGGAATTATATGTGAAACAAGATGAGAAGTTTTTAAGACCGGAAGAATTACATAATTTAAAAGGTGACCCATCAAAATTAGTAAAAGCAACGGGATGGACTCACGACTATACCTTTGAAACTATGTTAGACGAAATGATTGAACATTGGTTAACATATTATAAACAACAATAATTAAAAAATGGCTGAAGCTAGAAAAAGAAAACCAACAACAACTCCGACTCCGGAAGTCACCGGTAAACCGGTAAGTAAAAAAGATTTAATTGGTCAAATCATCAGGAGAAAAACTAAAGAAAAGTTTTTAACAGTAAATCAAAAAAAGTATTACGATACTCTAATTGAAAGTGAAATTACTGTTTGTTCCGGACCAGCGGGCGTTGGTAAAAGTTACATAACAATGAAAGCTGCAATTGATTTATTATCAGACCCAAAAACTCCTTATGAGAAAATTATCATTGTTAGACCGGCGGTTGAAGCCGAAGAAAAATTAGGTTCACTACCCGGTAACGTAGAAGAAAAATTAGACCCATATATTTTTCCATCATATTATTTATTAAATAAAATTATTGGAAAAGAATCTCGTGAAAAACTTAAAGAGATTGAAGTTATTGAAGTATTTGCATTAGCGTTTATGAGAGGTATGAATATTGATAATTCTATTCTAATATTTGAAGAAGGTCAGAATGCCTCGCCAAGTCAAATGAAACTTCTTTTAACAAGAATTGGGTTTAACAGTAAATTCTTCATATCAGGTGATGTGGAACAATCGGACAAATATAAAAATAAAACCCACAGTGGTTTATGGGACGCAATCGAAAAGTTTAGAGATGATGACTATGTGTCAACGTTTGAATTTAAAGATAAAAACGATATTGTACGAAACCCATTAATTAGTAAGATATTACGTAAATACGATAACGAACCGGATGAGAATAGCAATTGAGATTAACGGAGTATTAAGAAATACAATAGATAAAATAGAACAAACCTATCAAAAATATATGATAGATAAGACGGAGGGGTTGGAAGACGAAGAATCTTTTAAATATGAGATATCCCTACCGGTAGATAGTTTAAATCTTAGAAATCATTTTAAGTTCCAAACGGACGAAGAATTATATTCATTTTTATATGAGGAGTTTCCTATGGAAATTTTTGGACACTCTCAATCAACTGAATATTCAACCTTCAATGATTTAAATGAGATATACGTAAATTTAAGAGATAATCACGACATATTAATTGTGTCTGATGAAATGGGTAGGTCAAAACCATCATCGTTATTCTTCTTATCAAAATTTGGTTGTCAGATAGAAAAAGTAAAATTCTATAGTAATATGACAATAAATTCAATGTGGGACGAAATTGATGTTTTACTTACGGCTAATCCCGCCTTATTATTAGAACATCCGGATGATAAAATTATCATACAATATCAAACGGAATACAATAAACATATCAAATTAGACAATTCTATAACAACAATTAAAGAATTAGAATTTGAATTAACAAAAATAATATAATGTTAAAAGTATTAGGTGAAAATTATTATTTGGATTTAGACAAAATAGATGACTACGTTCAAATTAAAGGGGATAAAGTTGTTACCTCAGGTATTACAGAATCAACCCACATTAGTATAATTAAATATGAAACGGTTAAATTAATGATGGAAATAATTATGGACGAACCGGAAGAGATTGATGAACAATTAGGTGCAAAGGGTACTAACAATTTATCAATACCATTTAAAATTGCGTTTAACACGCTACTTTATAAAAACTTACTAAATAAAATATAATATGAATCAAGAACAAATTACAAAATTAGAATTGTCTATTGAGAATATGAAAAATAAGAAATCTAGAATTTATCTTATTGCTCAAGACACCAAAGGTAACGCTAAAGCATCTATTGCTTACATCTATAGATTAGCGTTATCATTATTAAACGCCGGGTATAACCCAATTATTTTACACGAAACTCCTGATTACACTGGTGTATCTGAATGGTTAGGTGAAGAATATATGGTAATACCACATAAATCAATTGAGGGTCAGAATTTAGATGTTTCTCCGGAAGACTTAATTATCATCCCGGAACTATACGGTTTTGTTATGTCTCAAGTTAACAATTTACCTTGTGGTAAAATTGTATTATGTCAATCATACGACCATATGTTAGAAACGTTACAGCCAGGACAATCTTGGAGTGACTTAGGATTTTTAAAATGTATAACAACATCAAACAAACAAAAAGAACAAATCGAAAGTGTTATGAGAAACATATCTTTTGATATCTTAACTCCATACATTTCTGATAGTTTTAAACCTCAAACCTTACCCGCAAAACCAATCATTACAGTACATTCAAGAGACCAAAGAGATACGGTTAACTTAATTAAAACATTCTACATTAAATTTCCTCAATATAGATGGGTAACCTTCAGAGATATGAGAAGTCTAACAGAAAAAGAATTTTCAACCGGGTTGGAAGAATCTTGTTTATCAGTATGGATTGATGAGACAAGTGCTTATGGAACATACCCATTAGAATCTATGAAATGTGGAATACCTGTATTAGGTTTAGTTCCTAGTTTAATTCCTGAATGGATGAGTGAGGAAAATGGTTTATGGATTAACAATAAAATACAATTAGTTGACTTCATTGCCGATTATTTACAAAATTGGTTAGAGGATAATGTAAACGAAAACTTATTTATTCAAATGAAAAAAACTGTTGATTCATTACCAACTAAAGAATCTTTTGAAAAAGAATCTGTTGAATTATTTGATAAATATTTAACGTCAAGACAAGAATCTTTTACTGAACAATTATCTAAACTACAAACAATTTAAGAACAATATGGAAGAAATTAAAACATTTGATGTATCGGTTATCTTACCGATTAAATCGTCTAAAGCACGAGATTTTGACGAATACTTTAAAAAAGCTATCGATTCGTTAAGAATACAAAAAACAGAAATAAAAGAACTTGTTATTGTTCATACTAACGAAACATCTTTAGTTGAATACTTAAACGATTTTGACTTTGGTGATTTACCGGTAATTAAAGTTGAGTGGACTAAAGAACCAAATTACTCGGCACAAATTAACTATGGTGTTAGAAGTGCAAAATCAACGTGGGTTTCATTGTTTGAATTTGATGATGAATATTCTTCAATTTGGTTTAAGAACGTTCTTAAATATTCTGAAATATATCCTGAGGTATCGGCATTTTTACCAATAGTTGTTGACGTAGACCAAAACACAAATTTTGCGGGTTTCACTAATGAGGCAACATTCGCAGCAAATTTTACACCTGAAATGGGAATCTTAACAAATGAAACGTTAATGGATTATCAAAATTTCCAACTATCAGGGATAGTAATTAAAAAAGAATCATTCATTGATTATGGATTGTTAAAACCATCGTTTAAATTAACCTTTGGGTACGAATTCTTTTTAAGAATGACATACAACTCAATAAGAATTATGACAATTCCTAAAATTGGTTACAAACATATGAACTTACGTGAAGGTTCTATTTTTTGGAATTACAAAAATGGTGACGATATCATTTCCCCGGACGAGGTTAAATTTTGGGTAGAGTCAGCAAAAAAAGAGTTTTTCTTTATTAATGACAGAGCCATAAAATACGAATCTCAAGAATCGTAATGACTGAATCAGTTAATTTGACAGGAGACACCAGCGTTGAGTTAAAGAAGAAAGGTAGAAAACCAACCCAATTAAATTATTTTGATGTTCGAGAAGAACTGGCAGTTGTTCGATTTTTAGAAACCGAATGTCATCACGAGAGAAATAAAATTTATAATGAGTTTTTATTAAAACCTTTAGATAAGATGATATCTTCGATTATAAGAAGATACAAATTATATAGAAAAGACATGGATTTTAATGAAATCCATACAGATACTCACTCATTCTTAATAACAAAAATAGATAAGTTTAAGCCTTCTAAAGAAAAGAAGGCTTACTCTTATTTTGGAACCATATGTAAAAATTATCTTATGGGTCAAATTATTAAGGACCAAAAAGAAACTAATAGAAAAATTTCTTACGAAGATATTTCAACTAGTTTAGAAAACGATGAAGGGTTCGCATATTACATTGAAAATGATAATTTAGATTCTGAAAGGATTATTCATCATTTTTTAATCAAATTAGATTTGTTTGTTAAAAATGAAAATCTAAGTGAGAATGAAATAAAACTCGGACAAGCATTATACGATTTATTCGATAATTATGAAAATATTTTTGTGGGTAACGACAATAATAAATTCAACAAGAATATAATATTACTCTCATTGAGGGAAATGACCAACCTTTCTACTAAAGAAATTAGAGGGTCAATGAAGAAATATAAAAATATGTATTTTGAGTTAGTCCAAACTATGGTTAAATAAAATCCAATATTAAATATTTATTGTTATGGCAAGACCGACAAAAAAAGAAATTAATCTTTCAAAAGAATCAATGTTATCATTGATGCAGGAAATCTATAACGAAGTTGTGGAACAACGAAATACTGCAATAAGAATACAAAACAAGATGTTAACAATGATGAAAGAACCGGAGGATATGACTGTCATTGGTCCGGTTATCGAAAAACAACAAAAAATTGTTAACGACTGTATTGAGAAAAAACTAACCCTATCTAAGTTACAATCTTCTATGTGGGAAAAATCTAACGCTAATAAAGATAGTGGAGCAGGATTCTCAATAACTGATTTAGGGGATGATGAACTATTCAGAACTCTAATGGAAAAAGACATTTCAAAAGATAACGATTCTTATAAAATGAAAAAATAATATGGGTTCATTAGACATTAATTTTGGATATAATAAAATTCAAAAGAAAGTTAACGCAACAAAATCTTTTGCTGATATTAAGTCTCAGTATGACGAGGCAAATAGAAAAGCGGGTAGTTCCTTTGAAAAAACAAAATCTCAAGTTTCAGAATCATTAAACAGTGTTAAAAGTCAAACTAAAAGATATCAGAAACAAGTAAAAAACCAATTTGAACAACTTTTAGATTTAACCAACACAACAGGTGGAAATGGTAGTGGTTCACCATCATATATTAAAAGACTCTTAATTAGAACAATTAAAAACGTACAACCAAGGTTACGAACAATTGTTATTAAAGATTGTTTAACAGCATTAGGGTGTGACCAACAACAAACATACACATCTCCGGAAACAATTTATGTAAAAGTTGGTTCTATCGATTTATTTAATAGATTATTAATTGACCCCCAAGATGAAGTAGGTGCTGTTGTTTACGAAAAGAAGTCGATTCAAGTAGGACAAATTCCATTCTCAATGAATCGAGAATTACATCAATTAACTCAAAATAATAGTATATACACTCACGTAGGTAAGTCGGGTCAAGATTTATTTAAAATACAATATGTAAACGCTGACCCAAATGGTGTAACAGGTGGTTGGTTTCAGGTTGATTTAAGTAGTAGAACCGGACCTCTTAGAGTAGGTGAATTTATGGTTGATTATTACGACACAATAAGAATGGCGGAAGACACCGATATTATTGGGTCTATTATGGAATCCTTATCCGGTGCAATATCAATGAAAGTATCTGCGGGAACATCTCAAGTTGAAAACGCAAGTAAATACGAATTAATATTGGCAAGAATATTAGGACTTTGTTTTGATAGTAGGGGTAATGAAATAGATACTAGTGGTATTGCTAAGATAGCTGAACTAGATGGTGTTGACGATTCATTTTTTGAGTTTACTGAAATTGATTTAAGAAATATTGATATTAGAACACAAAACATTAAGAAAGGGGTTATTCAATTTGAGGATTGTGATAACATTGATTTACCTGTTAACTTCAACGAAATTATAAGTGCGTTAGGACAATTAAATTTTTATGAAGGTTCTGAGTTTGAAGAGGCGGCAAATAACATAACAGATGTTTTGGCAAACAATCCGGCTTGGATTGGTGTTGGAATAAATGTTACCCCACAGGTTGTTGTTGACACAAATTTTATAAAATTAATAAGTAACGGAATGATTAGTGCTTTAATTACTCCAAAAATGATATTACCAATTATTGTTATGTATAAAGCGTTGGGTAATACATTGGCGGACAATATAAAATCATTTGTTGATTTCGCTAAAATATTTAAAAAGTTCTTCATTAATTTAGTATCTAAAGTAGGTGCAATATTTGTTGAGGAATTGTTTAAATTAATTAAAGAAGACATTTTGAAACTTGTTCAACAAGTTATTAAAGATATTGTTAAAGAAAAGATTGTTAAAAAATATGCAATGATATTAAAATTAATTGCGTTATTATTGGCAATCATTGGATTGATAACGGATTATCGTAAGTGTAAAAACTTAATAGACGATATATTGGCGTTATTGAATTTATTAAATCTCCCCGGACTGAGTAGTGGAATACCATTACCATTCTTATATGCCGCACAATTATTGGATGGTTACTCCGAATCAAGAGCCTTTATTGGTGCCATTGAAGAAATGCAAAGTATGGGAATCCCTACCGGAGCGATGCCAAGTGGTGCACCAAATTTTGATTTATTAGGGAAGTTTGGACAAATGAAAGCGATGGCTATGGAAGATGCGGAAAATAATAAACTTCAAGTTGCGGTGGGACCATTGGTGGTAACTCCGGCGTTCTTGACTGTTCCTGCCAGTTCGTATGGTAAAAAATTCTAATTATGGATAAGAAAGAAAAATCTGAAAAAGTATTACAAATCATTAAAGAACATAAAACATCGTCAAATAAAGATTTAATTCTTGCGATGGATTATCTTTTGGAGGATTTTGAATTTACTAAAAAATTAGTTTTAAAAGGAACTGAACAATTAGATAAGTTAGAGTTAACTTACAACACCATATTAAAAGAATATCAAAAAAGAATAAAACCAAATGATAATAGATAGTCAAAATAAGTATCAAATATTATTTCCGGGATATGTTTACGATAACCAAGACCCAATGATGTTGGGTAGAATTAGAGTTATTCCTGAAACTAAAAATTATAACGATATAATCGCGTCCGTTCCGAATTGGGATGAACAAAAAGATATATGGACATCGAGAGACCCATTACTTTTTATGCCGTTATTACCGTTTTATATTAGTCAGACACCTAAAAAGGATGAGTATGTTCATATTGTTTATATGAATAGAATGTCCGAATTTAATAACCAATTTTATATTCAAGGTCCGTTCTCGTCTCCAATGACAACACCTTTTGAACACTACCAAGGCGCCAAAAAATTCTTGGCAGCCGGAGATAGAATTAAACAAGGTATGAGTCTTAAAAACCAAGACGGTGAATACCGTGATAAAAACAGTCAAGGTATCTTCCCTGAACCTGGTGACAACGCTTTGTTAGGTAGAGGAACCGCTGACGTTATTGTAAAAGAAAATGAAGTATTAATCCGTGCCGGAAAAACAAAAGAATTATCTAAAGATAAATTCCCAATTGGTAATCAAAATAGAGCCTTTTTACAGTTAACAAGATTTACTCAAACTAAAAAAACATTACCACCTGAAACAAAATATAGATTAGTTCAAGATGTTTTATTAGTTAAAAAAATGATTGTTTGGGATATTGCAACATTAAATACGACGGCAGATTCCTTTACCGGGTCAGTTAAATTGTATAATCTTAAACCAAGTCCAAAAGTTAATACGGACAACTTTAAATACGATACCATATTAAAATTAAATAGTGGTGAAGATTATGGTGTTGAACTAGAGTCCATATCGTTTGTGGGTAAAACTTTTCAGGAATCGGTTAAATCAATTAATGATTTTATTTCTAAAGTATTTAACCCAAATGTTACATTTACAGGAATAACAATTAATAACCCAAAAAATCTTGCTGACCAATTTCCTTTTGTTGTTACACCATCAAAACAAACATACGATACCGGTAAAAACTTTACACCATCAACGGCATTAAATGATGTTGTTGAATACGTGAATTACAAAAGATTTTTTAATAAAATTAAATTAAATAATTCAAAAGAAGAAGGTTGGTTTTTGGTTTCAGAAAATAAAGGGGGTAAACCTTTATTTGGTCCTCAAGGAACTGTTAAAGAAGAAACAGTAATACCAACAACATTTCAAAATGAAGATGTTACTTACGGTGTGTTAGGTGCTCAAAAAGTATTTTTATTATCTCAAAACGCAACAAGTCCTAAAGGACAAATTGATTTATCTAATACGTTATACGGTATTCCACAGGATAAATTTGTTGGTGCCGGAGATACATTATTTGAGAAAACATACTCAAGTGTTAGAGGTGAAGAATTGGTTAAACTGATTGAGAAAATTGTTGAATTTTTAAACAATCACGTCCATCCTCATGCTAATATGGTTCCGGATGAAGCGACTCAAGGTTCTAAAACAACCAAGACTAGTATCAATCAATTACTAGCCGATGTAAATAATACTGTCTTAAATCAAAATATTCGATTAAACTAAATATTTATTGTTAAAAGATTTTATGTCAATTAACAATTCCTATTTTAGTAAAAACAATACAATCATATCAAATAGTTTAACAAACACCGGAAGAAACCCTGTGACTGAACTATTTTATGGTTCATTAGCGACTTCACAATACCCAAATGGGTTTAGCCGTTTCATTTTTGATTTGGATATGTCTCTTCTTCAAGAAAAAATATCTGACGGAACAATATCTACAACTTGTCCTGATGCTATGACACATACGTTAAGAATGGTTAACACATCAACCTTTAATATTGAAGAGTTAAATACAACAACATCTCAAGCTAGATTGAGAGCAACTTCCTTTGATTTAATATTATTTAGAATACCTAACAACCAAATGTGGGACGAAGGTGTTGGATATGACTTTGCTGACTTAATATATGATTATAGTAATTCAGATAGAAACTTCTCAACAAGACCGTCAAATTGGATTCAAACAACAACATTAAGTGGGTGGACATCACCGGGTATCTATAACAATAATAATTCAGGTTCAACACCATACAGTGCGTTAACTATTGTAGACACACAACATTTTCAATTCGGGAATGAAGACATATCTTTTGATATGACAAGTGAAATTAATAATATCTTAACAAATGGTTTAACCGGTGTAACAGGATGGGGAATTGCTTATTTACCTCAAATTGAAAACTTAACGGGGTTAACTGAGAACTACGAAGTTCAATTCTTTACAAGACATACTCAAACCTTCTACGAACCATTCTTAGAAACAAACTATGATGATTTGATTGAGGATGACAGAAACTCATTTTCGTTAGGGAAAATCAATAAATTATACTTATACATATACGAAGATGGTAATCCTATCAACTTAGATGAATTACCGTCAGTGTCTATTTCGGATTCCAATGGAACTCCTATTTTAGGATTAATGAGTCCTTACTTAGATGTATGTCAGAGAACCAAAGGTGTTTATGAAGTTACAATACCACCATTAATTGGGTATCGTACACCTTGTTCTTTTTATGACATTTGGTCAGGGTTAAAATTAAATGGTTTTTCTTTACCTAATATAACCAATGACTTTGTATTATACCCGTTAAAACATTCAATTCAAATTGGTACGTCAACTCAGGACCCAAAGATTTATGGATTTGATTTTTACGGAATAAAACAAGACGAAAAAATATACAACACAGATATTAGAAAAGTTGGCGTGGTAATTAAACAAGCTTACACAACAAATAAGTTACTTCCAAACGTAAAGGCTCATTACCGAGTGTATGTAAGAGAAGGGCAAACAGAAGTTCAAGTTCAAGGATGGACAAGAATTAACCAAACCCCAAATGAATATTACTTTATGTTCGATACGAGGGATAAAATACCAAACGAATACTATGTTGATTTGAAAGTTGAGAGTAGTGGGGTGATTAATACCTACAAAAAACAAATCAAATTTCAGATTGTTAATGTGAAGTATTTGGAATAATAAGATATTTATAAATAAAAACTAAAAAAAAAATAATACAAAATATATGGCAAATTATATTATAAATGATTGTTTAACTAATGAGGAATACATTGTTTCTGCAATAACGTTAACAGTGGGAGAAACAGTAGGGTATTCTATTGACGAGATAGGATTTTGTGCTACTGTTGGGGTAGAAACGTCTAACCCTCCAACTATAGGGGTAACCTTGGGGATATCATATACAGATTGTTGTGAGTGTTTAAGTGAGACCACAGTGGATTTAAATTTTAAATTTATACGATGTGGTACATTAGAAGAGATTAATATAGACCCAACTGAATTTTGTAGTTACTTTGGTGCTCCCACATCAGGTAGTACTTATGAAATACAATTTGGTAGAGGAACACCATTTTGCGTAACTTTTGATGGGTTAACTAATTCGGGTGAAACAAATTATTATTACTATTCAGGTCCCTTTTTAGATTGTGAAAATTGTGTATCACCACCACCTATATCCGCAGGAACAGAAACAATTATGTGTGTACTTGATTGTAGTGGTAACACTATAACAGTTGTCCCACCCCACCCAACTTGGACAAACGCGTATGGTAAGGCAGTTGTCTTACTAGATGCAATCGAACTTGGTGGAATGAATGGATTAAATTCGTAAGTTATGGGTAAGGTAGTTAAACTTTCAGAATCAGATTTATCAAACATTATTAAAAAAGTAATGTCTGAACAAGATTACTCATCCGATGTTAATAGACCAACGAGTGATAGAGAGAGACAAGTCAAATCAATCTTTGGTGACAAATACGGTTCGTATATCCCAAATGATGTTCTTAGATACATAAGAAAAAACCCCGCACAATTCTTCAAAAAAATATATGAAATGTATGGAGATAGAGCTTATGACTACTTAGATAAAGCAAAAAATAAAGGAGGAATTTAATTTTCTCCTTTTTTTTATCAAATTATTTTTTTATATATAAAATTTTTACGTATCTTTGTCCGATAATTCACTAAAGATATGATAAAATACATAAAACGAAAATTAAAACGTAGAGCTGTTAGAAAGAAACTATTAGAGTTACAGATATTATACGATGTTGTTGACCCGGGAAGATTGGCGGATATCAATGATTGTAAATTTATTTTCCGTAATGTCTTACGACATTCCAATTCCATTTATGAAATTGCTCCACTATCTGACCATAGAATTATAGAAAATAAAAAATTAGGTGTATTCATTATCTTAGACGATAAAAAAATTACAATAATCAATCACGTTTGTTATTATAGTAATATCCCCCTTACTGATAGAGATTGGAAGAAAATGTCCAATATGTATGATAACAAAGTGCAACAAAATAGAATGCAACGTATTGAACAAATGAAATCCCAAGTGGAACATTCATTATCAAAATTAAAGAATAGAATCTTAATTAAATCAAAAACCCCCACTGTTGAGTAGGGGTTTGTTATTTAAAACATATCTTCAAGACTCTGTAAGTGTTTCTTAACGATATCCAAGTCACTAATGTCCGTATACGTCATTCCTCGACTCTTTAAGGTTTGTATTTCTCTGTGTAGGTGTGATGTCATTTGTCTAACCATATTTGACATTGATGGATAATTTTTAATCATATTATCTAGATAATAAACATCCTCAGGCAATTTTAACACATCACCAATTTTTTTAACCCAATCCTTACCGTAATTATCGGCATCCATTTCCATATCCCAATAGATTTTATAAAATTCCTCAAAATCCTCAATATCCCCCATATAGGAATCCTTCAAATCAAATTCACTCATCTGTTGTTCGTGCCTTAATTCGTGGAATAAAATATAAACAAATGATGCAAAATTTGGAAACATTTCAGGTGAACATAAAATAATTGCCTTATTTGTTCTAACCCCTTTAAATCCGGTGTTACAAGAATTCAATACTTTTATAACATATCCCCTATCTTGAACAAAATCTTTTATCTTCTCAGAAATCAAATCATATTCCTTCATTTTATCCTCAGGAATATCCTTTCTAAACTTATCAATAACTCTGTCGTAATTAGAGGACATTTTTAGTCCATTTGGGACAATATCTCCCAATATGGTGCCTTCGGTTATCTCAACCCATTCTTTAACCGTATGAACGTCGTGTGTGTCTATATCATAACTTCCGTCAACACCTTTCTCCCACATACCAATAACACGTTCAACATTATTTTTTATATGTTTACCTTTAGCTTTTTTATTATGGTGATTATCAACATCAATACTAAAAGGAAATAATTCAGTCTTTCTCCATTTTTTTAATCCTAACTCAATTGGACCATTGTATTCACCGGCATTACTAGCCAACGTATTTTCTTTAATTGGAACAACTTTTAAATTTTTCTTACCGGGTGTTTGATTAATGTTGTTACCCTCTTCATCACTATTGGTCGAATCAGGGTGTTTCGTCATATAATTAGTTACCTTTCTTGCCTTCCCCTCTATCTTCTTAATCTGTTTCTTTGTTTCATCCATCGAACCATCATAACTATCAAATTCCAATTCAGGATTATCATACTTAGATACCGATGTCGTAAACGGACCCATTTGAGATTTTTTGAATTTTCTAATACCCACTTGAAGAGGTGCTATAAACGAACCTCTAGTTCCACTCTCTCCGGTAGCCTCTTTAATCTGTATTTTGTTATTTTTGTTCATATACTTATAAATATCAAACAAATTAAAAAAATGGAAGAACCTCAATTATTCGGAAAGCTATTTGAATCAATACCAATCCAATCTGAAGAACACTTAGATGCCATACTTGAAACTATGGATAAAGAACACGGAATATACTATCTAACCCAAGCCGTTAAATACGCATATCAATCCGGAATATTCTCATTAGGAGAATGTGAAGTATTATCAAAAGCAATTAGAGTAACCGCCAAAAAAGAAAAAGACGTAGAATAACGTCTTTTTTTATATAAAAATTTTGGCAGTTAAAATATTATATTTATATTTGTCAAACAAAACACAAACACTATGAAAAAGTTATTCTTATTATCGTTATTACTTATCGGAACATTAACCTCTGTGGCTCAAGTTAAACCAAAAACAAAAGACATTGACAAAGATGCCAACGTCTTGATGGATTCGTTATCTAAAGTTTATAACAAAAAAGTTTTTTCTATAATGAAAATTACTAAAAACGATACTATCAAAACCTATATTGCCTACGCAAAAGATAATAAATTAACTTATGAGTTAATTAGTTCAAAACGAATTAATTAATACAACGACCTACTAACCCGTAACCTGTTTTAATTGTTCCGGTTCCAATAGGTGAATATACTTTGATTTTTTTATCATTATTTGGTGAATCAAATTGAACTGTGGTTCCCGCATTCGATAATTTATAAATAACAAACTCTGTTCGCCCTTTTTTAATCATACCCGCCATAGCTTTTAACCCCGGTTCTATCTCACTACCCATTTTTTGATAACTACGTGAATTGGGGTCATTCAATAATTGTTTAACCAAATCAGCATAATCTGTAACTGTTATCGTTAATATTTCACTACCTGAAACCGCAACCGGGTTAGTTTGACTTACCAAAGTTAAAAGATAAACATATAGTGGAGTATATTTCCAATCCGGGTATTTACTAACGTCACCCGTAATATACCCTGTGTCCGTTTCTATTTTACCCTGACTATCCATAATAACCAATCTATCCGGAATCTGTCCCGGAGTAAATGTAACTTCCCCTTTACCTTCTAAAATCTCATCAGTTGTTACATAATCTAAATTAGGGTCCCCTTGACCAGCTTCAACATCTAAAACAAAATTACACTTTGAACCACTACCTGTGATAGTAAAGTTTACAAATTGCTCACCACTATATAATTTAATCTTATCAGGATTTTTATTATCACCTTTAGTCTTATCATATGGTGTTTTACCTAAAGATACTTGACTAACATCTGTAGGAACTTTAATAGTTAAAACACCATTTTTAATTAAATCTTGAAATACTTCTTCAAAATACCCTTTCACAGAATTAGCTCTCGCCAATGCTAAACTACCCTTTTCTTCAAATCCTTTTGGATTCGTAACATTAGATTCCCCTGCAGTAATAGTTATAACAAAATTTTTACCACCATCATCCTTGATAAATTTATCAATTTGAGGTTTTAATGAAATTATTTTTGACTTAACATTTGGAGAATCAACCTGACCATAAGCAAATTTATCACCAACATTTTGAACCGGAAAAGTAGTGTTAGTCGATTTTGATGTAGTTGTCGAATGATATTGGGGTTGAACAACCTGTTCTAACGTTAAATATTGTCGTTTTGTTGCACTCTCGTGAAGATTTAATATTCTACTTCTTTCCTCACTCGATATCTCAAATAAATTGTTCATATTTTTCTTTTTATATAAATACCTCAGTATTTAAAAAACTTTATTTGATTTACGAATATTCTCCTCACCCCACATTGGTTGAAGGTTATCCAAACACCAACATCTCATAAATTCCTCGTCACCCATCTCTTGTATATCAAAAGATGTAATTGGTAGTTTATGGTCCACGTGCCAAATTCCATAGTTATCCCACGTCATATCATCCTTAAATTGTTTTTCTAAATGATTAATCAATTCCTCCGGACTATATTGTAGAACATCAAAGTAATGTCCATATTTGTCTACATTACTTTCTTTTAATACTGTCCATATTGCAGTTCTGAAATTGGTGATTAGTTTATAGAGGGGGTCAGTATCTTTACGATGTTTTTCATACTTACGTTTATATTCTCTATGTTTATCAATATTTTTTTCTCTCCATTTTTGATGGTAATCATTTAGACGGTCTCTATTATCTTTTTGCCAATCAGAAAAATATTGTAATCGTTTTTCTCTATTTTTAAGATAATGTCGTTTATCTGATTCAGATTTCCCACCCTTATATTTTCTACCGGAGATACCGACAATAGCACCATTTTCTTTTAATGTTCGTAACACAACTTGTTTGTTAATATTTAATTTTTCAGATATAGATGGAGAGCCTAACATCTCATCATTATATAATCTCAAAATTTCATCAACAACTGATTTTTCTAATAGTATTTTCTTCATATATTATAAATACAACCATAAACTTGATTGTTTACAAATATACATAAAAAAAAGGGACATATAGTCCCTTTTTGTTAAATATTTTAAGATTTTGATTATCTCAATTCTCTTAAATCGAATGTTCTAACACCATCTACAGTAATTCTGCCGTAAAATCTATTATTCACCATCTTTTTCGCGTAACGAGTCATTATACCTTTAATCGGTGTAAAGTTGAATGGGTTGTACATTGTAGGTGTTAATTGTAATGGTACATACGGAGCGTAGATGTATCCTGTATCAAGTAACGATGTTCCTTTGTGTCCAATTAACACTTGGTTAGCTGGGAAGTAAGGGTCACGATATACTTGGTAACGTCCTGCTAATGTTCCAACTCTTTCAATACCCATATTATATTGGTCTTGTTCAGGTGAAGCATTAGATACGTGGAAGTATTCTAAGTCATCCATAATCGCTGAAACCTCAGAAGATACTACAATCCAGTTAGCTCCACCTCTTAAAGTAGATTTGTGGATTTGTGCTGACAATTGGTTAATTGCAGTAATCAAAGTTTGGTTCCAATCTTTTTGTGTATAGTTTGTTGTTGAAGAGATTCTTCTCCAACCATTGTAATCCCAACGTAAGTTCCATGCCGCACCTTTACGTAAATCTCTTAAGATTTCACGGTCGATTTCAGCCGCAACTTGTTCAGATAATAAAGCTGTTAATTCAGCCTCAGCATCGATGTTGTGGAAAGCTGCAACGTCTTGAGCTAACTCAGGAGACCATTGTGCTCTTAATTTTCTTTCTGTAACAGATACAGTAACTGAATCTAATTCGAAAGAAACCTCACCGATTTTATCTTCAAATTCCATATCAGCGTAACGTCTGTAAACAGCAGTAAACCCAGTTGATGGTAATACTCCGATAGTTGTTCCTGTATAACCGTCTAATGTGTCACCACAAGAAGGACAAGTTGGACAAGATAAATCAACTTCTAAGTAGATGATTCCTGCAGGAGAACAAGTATCATTGTAAGTACCGTTATTACCTGTAGTTGCAAATGATGTAGTTCCTCTTCCGTTTAATCCTGAAACGATACCTTCACCATATTGTTGAGTAACAACTCTAAACAATAATGAGTTTATTCCGGTAGACCCACTTACAACACTACAAGGTGATGTTGTTGAAGTCCATGCAGTTGTAGAATCACTGTAGATTCTTAAATCAGATAAGAAAGTTTCAGTATCAACTTCATTACCGTCTGGTCCGATTAATTTACCTGTACCAGCAGTTGTGAATCCTGATAATGCTACGATTACTTTTCTAATGTTTTTTCCATTGAATTGGTTAGCTAATGCAGTTGCGTCAGCAACAACTAAACTACCATTTGACCAAACCATAACTGTTGTTGGTTTAGTAACTGCCGACCATTGTCCTTTAGAGTAGTCAAACAATCCTGGAGGGTCTAATTGACCTTCGTTTCCTTCATAGAATAAATCATAAAGATTTTTCTTGAATGCGTTTGCTCCTGTGTAACCAGCTCCTGATTGACCATCAGCCGCAGTTTGTCCATCAGCCGCACCAATTGGTCCGTAGTGAGTACCACCACCTAATTGAGTTCCTAAGATAGTTTCTTGACCTGATTGGTAACCTTGAATTTTAGGTACGAAGAAGAACAATTTACCGATTGGTAAGTTCATAGCTTGTACTGATACGATTTCATTCGCAAGTAATTTAGAGAATACTCTTCTTACGATAGGGAATACAACCGTTTCGAATGAACCGTTTGAACCTTCACCTGTAGCTTCGTTTATTAAGAAAGACGCTTGGTTCTCATATAACTGAGCTACGTTTTCTCTCATGTGTCCTTTAAGACCTTCTAGGAATCCTAATTTATCCCATTTGTTGATTGTGTCTTCTTTGATAACTTTAAGGTGTTTTAACCCGATGTTACCAACTAATCCTGATTCTAATAATGCTCCCATTTTTTTTGGTTTTTATTAATTTTAATTTATTTTTATTTTATTTTTGCCATTAAATCTTTCATTCTTAAGAACTGTGGATTCTCATATGTTTTTGATTCAAGTAAGTTAACCGCTCCTGTAGAAGGTGATTTTGCGATTGTTCTTTCAATTGACTCGTTCATAGTTTGAGTTTTAGTTCCTGAGGATAATTCATTTTTAACGACCTGATATAGATTTTTAGATTCTTTGATAGTTTCAACACCATCAAATCTTCTTAAAATGTTAATTTTTTCTTGTTTTGATGTTGAATGTTCAGTGAACAAACGTGTAGCGTAAGCCAAGTTTGAATTGAAGATTGCAACCTCGTTTAATTTACTTCTGAAAACATTAAGTGCTTTTCTGTATTCTTCGTTTTTTTCTCTAAGAACTTGTAACTCTGAATTAGTGTTACTTTCTTTGATAGCAGTATTAAAACTTGAATGAGCTCTTGGTTTTGGTAAACCACCTTTTCTAAAGTTAGACCCTGAACCTAAAGTTCTTACAGCCTCTTTTGTCTCTTCTTTTTTACCTTCAACTTTTTTAACCATTGGTTTTCTAGTTGAACCTTCTTTTGTTTCAGTTTTCTTAACAACTTTGTTTGTTCCTAATTTAGTTCCTGAATTTTCACCTTCTTTATACTCGAATTTCGCTTTACCTGTTCCTACAGATTTTGGAGCCTCTTTCATTTTAGTTTTAAATCCTGTTCCTTGATTAGGTGATTTGTTAAATTTAAATTTTGATTGATTACCCATCCCAACACCTTTTGGTTTGATAGACATTTTAGCTTCAGTAATAGATTCATCATCCATTTCTTCTTCACCTAATTCTTCTTCGTCTTCTTCATCCATTTCGATTTCATAAACGATTTCTTCATCGTCCATATCATCAGATTCGTCAAACTCTTCAAAATCAAATTCCACTTCGTCTTCGTCTTCATCATCAGAACCGAACATTCTCTCAACGATTGATTCAATAGATTCGTCACCCATCTCATCTTCTTCAAGTTCTTCGTCCCATTCTTCAGACATTTCAAATTCTTCTTCTTCACTTTCACCAACAATCATATACTCTTTACCGGTTTCCTCATCTTTAAGGTGAGTGTTTCCTTTGTCGTCTTTTGTTACGACAATGTTGTCATCCGGACCCATAAGTTGAAATACTCTAAGTACTTCTTCATCGTCTGCGTCAGTTAAGTCAATAGTGTCTTCCTCGTCGTCCATATCTTCTTCGTCACCAAAGTCCATATCTTCTTCGTCATCAGTATCATCAGTATCCATTTCATCACCTTCTTCATCTGAATCATCACCCATATCAATATCGGCAATATCATCAGAACCCATAGGTTCATCCACTTCAACGTCATCAGGGTTAATCTCGTCTTGTTCAGTTAGAGATTCTTTTACTAGGTCTTTGATTTCTTGTTTCATTGTAGAAGCAAGTATTCCTTTTGCATTTTCAGCTACCGCTTCTTCCAAGTTTTTCATTTGGATGATAGCCTCTTCAACTAAAGATTTTTCTTTTGCCATTTCGTTTTGTTGTTATTTTAATATATAAATATCTCCTAATTCAAAAAAAGTTTAAAATTTACTTAAATTGAGTTAGGTTTTTATACATTGATAAATATCTCCAAAAAATAAAAAGCATAAAAAAAGAGGACTATATGTCCTCTTTTACTTAATAATTAAAAATTTAACTACTCAATTACTTCATCAATTTTACTTTCTACAATAGCGGTAATTCTCCACTCCATTGTATAATGTTCAAAAACTTTGGTAACTTTCGCCTCAACATCAGTAGGGTTGTAACCACTTACTAATTTTTCTTCTCTTAATTTTTTAATCTTACCTGATGCCTCATCAACTGAGTCCAAGGTAACTTTTGCGATAAAATACTTTTCTTCCATTTTGTTTTTTTTTATTAGTAACCCAAATAATCGTTTAATTTTTTCATTAAGTCAAGCGATTTATTTCCGGAATCACCAACGTGTCTCTCAACACTCATTTTTTTCTCTTCTTCTAAGTTCTCATCGTATAGTTGTTTATCCTCTTTATTTAAGAATAGATACGCTCCCGGGGTTGATGGTGATGATACTAAATCAAAACAGATTAATTCAAAATCGTCTTGAACTTCATTTTGTTCACCAATCTTTTTAAGGGAACCTACACCTCTTGATGAGATACCTAATGTAACTCCTTGTCTTAGGTAGTTAGCTGCTAAGTCACCTTTGGTTGAACAAATACCACTTTCGTGATATCCCGGTGATGTAAGTAGTTTTATTTTACCCATTAGGACATTACCTTCCCACCATACTTCGGTGATTGCGTGAGAAACTCTATCTAAATCGATTAAAGATGATTCCGGGTGATTTAACTCGGATAGGGCTGTTCCCTTTTTAATCATTTTTTTATAATTCTCCGCCTCTCTTTTTAATATACGTTCAGGATATAATCTACCATTTCTATTAGGGGTATCATATTTTTGTAATACGGCATAAAACTCAATTGGTTTAGTGTGGTCAAGAGTTTCGCTAGATTCTCTAATTAATGTTTCGTTACGATTATCATTTGGGTTAATATACCCAGCATCGTATTCAACTAATATACCTTTCCCTGATTCACTTGGTTGTAATATTCTTAAATTCATTTTGAATGTTTTATTTATAAATATTAAACATTCTCGGTTTGTAACAATTCTTCTGTGATTTTACTGTTTTTGGTTAGATAAAAGTTAAAATTTTCATTATCTAAAAAATTATCTTTAAAAATTTGTTTTGTTATTTGTTGTAATGATTCTTTTATTTCGTTACATTTGAAATCCAAATCTTCTTGTATTAAATAAAAATTTATTTCAAGGTTCATAAACGATTTTTTGTTTAGATTGAGTCCGCTGGACCTTAAATCTAAGTCTACAATAAATTTGTCGTTGAATATATCTTTGTTTATTGACTCGTAGATTGAGTGTTTAATACTCCTACTTAGGTTAAGAACTGTTCTTGTCCAATTATCACATTCGTATATTGGTTCAACCCAAGTTTGGATGTTTAAGTAAAGTGATTTAAGTTTGATTGAGTCTACCGTTCCATAAACAATCTTCGCTGTTTTGAACCCGTGTAGTAGAGAAGTTTTTCCCTTTTTCATTAATTTTCATATTTTCCTGTTTATTTTTAAAAATAATAGGTGTTTTTATGGGTAATGTCAAAACTTTTTTGTAGGAGGGAGATATATGTAGTATATGCTAATAGTAAAATTAAATAATCACATTACGATTGAGAAAGCTCTAAAACTCTATAAAAGTAAAGTAATTAAAACCCGTCAAAGCTCTGAATTATCAAAACGAAAAGAATTTAAAAAACCATCAGTAATTAAACGTGATGGTCTTTCAAAAGCTAAGTATGTTCAGAAAAAATTTAAATCAGACGATAATTAAAGATTTTCTTTAAGGTTTTTAAGTTTGAAGTACGTAAGTTTGTCGTATTTTTCAGAAATTACTTTTGAGATAGTATCCTCAATTCTTATTTGCATTGTTGAATCAGTGCTAGCATTCTTCATTTCCGTTAGTTTCGTAACTACACCTTCTTTAAGTGTAACGTATTTTTCATTCAATGTTGAATCATCTTCAGACAATAAAGACATTAATTCTTTTTTGTCAGATTCAGTTAAACCATCAATATAACTTTTAATAGTTTTGTTTGCAACACTTACCATTGTTGTTAACGGTAAATCAATCCCTTCTGTTTTCACCACCGGTAATTTTCTAAGAGATTCTGACAGAATGTTTCTACATTTAATTTTAGATTCAATCGTTAATATATCTGAAGAAAACAACGTATCGATAGTCTCATATTGATTCTCTATCTGTTTATTACCAACCCAAGATTTTATTTTATTTAAATCAGATTGCTTGATTTTATTGATTGTGTTCTCATACATTTTAATACTTTCGTTAATAAACTCTCTGGCGTAAGATTCACTTAATGCTTTTGGAGAATTTAATTCATCGTATAAATAAAATAATTTACTTATGTTTTTGTTTTCTAAAACATATTTTTTGAAATTTTTTATTTCGTCTTTAAATGTGTCGTTAGCGTATGATTCTAACAACACTCTTTCTATTTTTGTTTTTAATATACCGAAGTTCATAAGTTTTTTTATTTATAAATATCTAATCTTTTAGAAGTTTACCTAATTGAGCTTCAATTTCTCCTAAAGAGTTTCCACCTTTGGATAAATCAATGTATGAATCATCTTCTGTCATATTACTTCTTTCTACCAATATTTTTAAATTATCTCTATTAAATGATTCAGGAGTTACTTCTGCTTCGGGAGCTGCCGCCTCAGGGGCTCCACCCGGTTCAGGTCCACCCGGTTCAGGTCCTGGTTCAGGTCCACCTAAATCTTCCATTCCTCCACCTAAGTCTCCACCTCCGCCGAAACCTCCTCCACCTCCCGGTGGTGGTGGGGATGATGGTGCCGCACCACCGGCAGTTGCTCCGGATGCAGGGTTACCATATAATTTATCGATATTATCGAAGATACCTGTATGTGTTATGATAGTTGCCGTATTTGTTAATTCAGCTCCGACAGCCATCTCAATTCTTTGTTGTTGTAAATCAAGTTTGATTTCCTCATCAGAGAATCCTAAAATATGTTTCTTAGCCCACGATACAGATACCGGAGCAATACCCGCAATTGCCGCAACGGCTTGTTGGTATAATGCAATTTTTTCTTTCCAAAGGTCATTCTTTAATAAATCTGCTTGGGATGATGGATTGGTTAGTCCTAACGTAAAGTTAGATAACTCATCTTCAAACCCTAATAAGAATAAATGAATGATTGCAATTTTATTTAATTCGGCAATCATTGATTTTTGAATCTTATTGATTGTTCTTGCAAAACGAATATCCTGTAATGATAAATTCTTACCATCACCGGCAGTTTCTTCAAATCCTAAAAATGCTTTAGGAACACGAAGAGCGGTTAATAATTTCTTTTGGATATATTCTATATCGGCAATTTCAGATAAGTTTGTTGCTCCCGGTAACGTATCAATTGGTGATGCCGCCGCTGGGTCTCTAACAGGAATAAAGTAATCTTGGTCAACAGCCATTTGGTTGAATCTCATATCGACATTACCTGTTTTAGCATCAACAACTTGGTCACGTTTAAATTTGTTTGCAACACGTTGTACGTAAGCCTCAACATCTTTATCATCCATATTACCAACGAATACTTTGAACACACGTCTTTCCGGTGCTCTTGAAGTTCTATAAATTAACATCGCATCTTCCGATAATAATAATTGTTTCCAAATACGTCTTGCTTTTTCTAACATTGACGTTCCGTATGGAAGTTTTCTATCGTCACCTAATAAACGGAAGTGGGCAACTTCCCAAGAGTTAAACTCCATATCTTTTGCCTTCCACTTAAATCTTAATCCTTTGTGTTCTGCAGGTTCATCTATAGTTGCAGATTTTGCTGCCATACCTCTTTCCAAACGTTCTATTTCAATGTTTGGTAATTGCATACAACCAACAATACCTTTATCTGAATCTAATTTTAAATAAACAAAGTTATCACCATACTTACAAGTATTTCTTGTCCACATAGTTAAATTCGTATTAACGTCTAATACGTTATTGAATAAATCGGCTAGTATAGATTTTATTCTTTTTGATTCAGAATAAATTTGTAACATATATCCATTCTCATCAACAGTTGTTGATTCTTCACCATAGATGTCTAATGCCGCTGATATCTCAGGGGTGTATTCCATAGATTCATAATCGTAAAATGAAGCCAAACGAGTTGGTTCATAATAAACTGCTTGAGTGTATAGATTACTTTCAATCTTAGTCCATTGGTTAGATAGGTAATATGTTTGTTGAGCTTGTAATTTTTCTCTTTCATATTCC